AAGAGGCGCTGGGCCTGATGCACGTCCACCAAAGGTCTTAAGCTTGGCACCAGAAGGTCGAACACGAGAGACATCCCACTTAGGAATCTCACCGCTGTAAAGGAGCGCAATCAATTGACGTAGAGACTTAGCCCATCCTTCTTTGCTATCCTTAACAACGATAGATGTCTCACTATCAAACAACTCAGGTATATCTGGAAGCTTACTTACTGATTGACGTTCCACTGAGAACCCAACGCCTGTGCCACATAGTAAGATAAACATAGCCTCATCAAAAGCTTTTATGTCATCTACTGGTAGGTATGAACAGTTGTAACCAGCTGTATTATCCCGTGCCATAGCTGGACCAGCTGTCATTAATGCCCTCATACTAGGCATAACATCCAGTGACAGTATAGCTTGTTCAATCTCTCTGATATATGAACTGCTACCTGCATTAGGAGTTACTATGTGTTCCATGTATCTTGATACTGTCTCGCCCCAAGTCTCACGCCTTCCCTCTTTGTCCAGCCAACGTGCATAGCGTGACTTGTGTATAAATGATTGGTAGTCTGTTGGTAAATAATTGTTGCTCATGTTGTTCTCTTTCTGTTGTGTATTGTTCTATACGTCTATCGGTTATCGCCACTGCCCCTTAGGGTTCCCCTAGCTTCACGTCCATCTAACTTCTCAACGTTCAGTCTGATGATGTCTCCAAGTCCGTAACCAAAGATCATACCAAGGGCTACGCCATAGAAAAAGACATCACCTATCTCCTTAGCAATCTCCTCAGGAGTAAACTTGTGCTTGTCACGTATTAGTTTCTTAACCTTTTCAGCTACTTCACCTGACTCACCAACAAGTCCAAGGGTATTCTCAACTAAACGATCATGTCCTTTAGTTAGAATCTTACCCTCAACCCATTCACTGTAACACTCAAACGGATCGACGCTATATTTATTTCCGTCTATCATTCTGTAGTAGCCCATGGCTGTGAGATCCACATCACTCATCATTTAATGTGGGCCTAACTTCGAGTAGTCTTGTAAGCTCCTCTGTCTTCATCTGCTGCACAGAACTAGTACACTTAAGAATATGATCAAGTAAAGTAACAGAGTTTTTACCCAAGTTAAGTAAGTTAACAAGATCAATCTGCTCAGGTGTCATGCCTTCTGTTTCATACTCTTTATTATTAATAGATACTTTAGTCATAAGTGTTTACCTCACAGTTTGTTAGAATGATGTCATCAGTATCGTAGATCAAGTCGTCTAGCAACTCTAAAACAACTACACATGCATTGTCTTTTGATACCTCAAGAAAGTTAGCGTCTGGGTGAATTTCTAGTACAAGTCTAGCCTCAAATTTCATTGGCGGAAACCCTTAGTTATATTATTTTCCATCAAAGTGTCAACCATATTCCCTGCGTAATGCAGCTAGAGAAACAAACTCTGGCTCATATACACCGTTACTTATCTCACGCTTGACAACAACACCTGACCACCAATCTAGGTTGGCCTGCCCTGCCCATCCTTCGTCAGCACCCTTGAAGCAACCGACGACAAGACCTAACGCACCAGCTGCATCCTTGAACTTAATGTCTCTCTTGTGTGAGTGACCGCACGTTGAACTCTTAAAGCGGTTAGCGAGTAAAGAGTTAGCGTGATGCATACCACTCATAGCTGTACCAAAGTTACCAGCACTAAAGAAGTGTGCGTAGGACACGCCATCGTAGTCATGTATGGAAGGGGCTGAGTTGTGGTACTCGTGGTACTCATCAAACCAGTGGTTAGTTTGTAGGTGGCTGAAGGATATTCCGTACTTGGTTCCCTCTAGGCGGGGGTCACTGGACAAAGCCTTCTTGATGCGGTGCTCGTGGTTACCCTCAAACCCATAGTAGGCTGGACGCTTACGCTTATGATGCCTGAACTTCCAACGTAGACGATCTTGTGCTTCGTTGTACTGCTCAATGTCTTCCTGATAACTCTGACTTACGATAGCTTGTGGGCTGCGTGTATCAAATGTATTTAGGGAACGCATGTCGGCACCATCACCTAGGTCCACAACATAGTCAGGCTTAATATCGTAGATGAACTCACCAAGAAGGCTGAACCTCTCGTTACTTATGGCGGGGTCACAGTGAGCGCAAGAGAATACAACAGCTGTCTTTGATCTAGAACTTTTAAACATGATCGTGTATCCCTCTTACAACGTCATCGTGCTGGGTATTACCATTACGATCAATAACAATACTGATGTTGTTAGACAAGAAGTCTACGTCATCCATAGCTTGAGCCATGTTAGCGTAGTAAAACTCTTCTTCGTGTAGGTTGCTATCGTACTTGTACCTAGTCAAGCAAAGGTTCCAAGGAAGGTTCTCACCATTCTCAAATGGCCCTTTGATTACCTTAAGTATCTCAGCGTATGGTTCAAACTCTTTAGGCATTACTGCTCTCCTTTAACCAGGATTCTGGTATAACCTTATCGGCATAGATGAAGTCGTGTTTCTTACACCATTCACCGTATGTTGTCTTGCTTCCCTTATATAGGCGTGACTTACTATTTGTAAAGACAAACCTTATGTCGTGATCAGGAAACTGTTTCCGTATTTCCTTGTGCTTCCTTCTGTCATCTGAAACGAATCGGCCCTTTGTCTCAACTATGATACCGTTACCTAAAACAAAGTCAGGTGTGTAGGTTCTATTGCGTAAGTCTATCCACTTAATCTTTGTTTTCTCGTAGGTAAAGGGGATGTTTCTTTTCTTAAGGTAGTTAGCTGTATCTACCTCTAAGCCTGAGCGATACCCTTCTTGGATACCCCTCAATCTCTTGCTATTAAATTTCACCACGGTATGTTAAGTCCTCTGCTACGTTAGGTAGTTTGTTTACCTTAGTTAGGTATAGCGGTTTGTCACTGTATATAAACTTACGTAGCTTAGGGTAACATACCTTCTTAAAGTCACAGTAACCACACGCAGACGGTAGCTTAAGGTTACCGTTGTTGCTTGTCTTTGATTGAGGTATAGGTTCAAAGGCTCTCTCAGGTGGCTCCTCACTTTTAGCCATCTTCTTAAGATGCTTAACCGTACTCTCTTTGTTATCAAACTCTTCTGAGAAGTCGTATATGTCTAGGCAAACAGAGCCACTGACCTTACAGACCACGAGAAAACCACCGTGTGTCTTGTTGGTTACAAGCGGGTCATCCTCAGCCGCGTAGACGTAGGAGCTAAGCTGGGAGATGTAACCAAAAGGATCATCCCTACGTAAGTTACCATCCTTAAACTTCTTAAAGGCGTAAGGTGATGCAGACTTAACATCAATAGTCATACCGTTTATGACAGCATCCCTGTGTCCCTTGATGCCATGTACATCCATACGGTCTTGCATACCAGTGACTGAGTGTCCAGACACAGCTGCCACCGCTAGTACTAACTCTTCAATCATGTCTCCGTAGAAGAACTTGAATAGAGTATCAGGGCCTAGAGGCTCAGACTCTAATGGCTTGTTAACTTTGTACCATAGTTTACGCTCACACGGTGTACCTAGAGAAGACAGGGATAAGTAGGCACGAGGTTCCTGTGGTTTAGCAAACCGCTGTTCAGCCATTTCGGCTATGTTCTTAGACATGAAGTCACCTATAGCTGTGTCCCAACCATTGCGTCCTAAGATAGTCTGCTCAATGTCGTGTACTAGCGTATCGTTTGTTTTAGCTTCTATCATATCGCTCCCTCTTTATAAGAACGCCCCCACCCAACTAAGGGAAGGGGCTTTGTTATAGAACAACACACATTTGAATTACCTAGAAGGGTATAGCATCATCTTCAATCAATGCTTTCTTCTTGGGTGCTTCGGTAGTTGGGGTAGCTTTGGTATCCCCTGCAATAGAGGATAAGTCTTTGAAGGTAGAGGGGGAGGCTCCTCCTTCAGACTCGTAGGCCACTTGATCAATGACCTGTACAGCTTCAAGACGTGTACCCCTACGTCCAGTAGATGTATCATAAACAGCTACACGTACCATGCCTGTGCTGCCGTTACCTATAAACCCGTCTATGTCAAAGTTCCAGTCAATGCCCTTCACGTTAACAACGGTGGGAGTGCCACTATTCCAGTCGTTTCTGCCTTTGAAAGGGCGGCTAAGTGTAACCTTAGTGCCACCTTCAACAGAATCCATTTTCTTCTGACAGCCAGATGCCTTAAGCTTATCTGTGTTGTCTTTATCAAGGATGATGGTAACCTTGCATTCACCATCTGTCTCAACATTCCAAGATGCTTGGTCACGATTGTGTTCAAATACCTTAGCCCATTCTAGTGTGCCAAACAATTCAAGAATCTCAGTAGCCATTTTTAGTACCTCTTTTTTATGGTGTTTGTGTTATATTATTAAATCCTAGTGTGTGTCAAGCCAATTCTGTCCAACGTCATAAGATCCTGGCGTAGGTATTCTAAAACCTAACTCAACCCCTACCTCTTCCATGCATTTAGCCTGCACCCTACCTAACTCCTCAGCCTCTTCCTTAGTTCCTTTAACCTCTGTCTGGTACTCATCGTGTATGAAGCCTACCATCTTGAAGTTGATCCCTAGCTTACGAGCTTCCTTAGTCCAGCTGAGTAACGTGTGCTTCATAAGAATACTTTCGGCTGACTGTAGCATACCAGCTAGAGTCTTGTGTTCGTTGGGAACCTTAACCTTACGACCATCATATCCTGTGAAGTACCCTTGCTCAGCAATGTAGGGGACAAGCCTGTTCTTTAGGTCAGCCAATCCATCAATAGACTTAACGAATGAATCCCTAGCCTTTACTGCACCTACCTTATTGATCTTAAGTATCTGTGCAGTCTTCTCAACACCTGCCCCCAGTAGCCATGCGTAGATAAAAGTCTTAGCCATGTCTCTTGTTGCATGCTTAATACCCAAAGCTTTCTTGTTGACGTTATGTATGTCTGTCTCATCTTCCTTCTTACCCTGCATGATGGCAAGCGCATACTGATCAGCATCAAAGTGACGCCACATATAGTCAGCTAGTACACGTAACTGAATCCCGTCTGCGTCCGTACCTACCAGCCAGCTACCATCAGGTGTTGTCCAACATGCACGTAGGTGTGAGTCGTACTGGTTCTTAACTTCCTCAACTGCTGACTTAGGTTTGCCATGAAAAGCTGATGGGATGTTGGCTGTGTTTGGTGCGTTGTGAGCGCACCGTCCTGTCCAAGCACCTATGTTGTTTATTGTACCATGTACACGTCCATCAGCACCTACCTGATTTATCCACTCCACTAGGGAACTACGCCTACCCTCAAGGGTAAGCCACTTAGCTAATGAACGAGCACCCTCAGGAGCATGCTCAGGTAGTGTCTCAAGGTTATCCTCAGAGCAAGCCCAGCCATACGTAGCCAAGTCATCCTTCTTCTCTTTGTAGAATGCCTTAGTCATAGACGTGATCCTCTTACCGTATGGGTCACCAACCGACAGCCTACCAAACTTGATAGCAGTAACCGTCTTATCGTAAGGCTTCCAACCAGCATCCCATAGGGCTTCAATCCTATCCTTAGATGATCCAGGTTTGAAGTCTATCCAGTTGTAGCAGACAAGATCCTCACCTACTACCTGTGTCAAAGCATACTTCTCCTTAGCCTTAACAACACTGGATGCCTCTGTGCCATCCTTCTTTAGGCGGTACAACATCGTGTTCACAGGTGTCATCTTAGGTGGGAAGTCTACTTGAAACTGTTCTTCCAACGTATCCATCTGCTTACGTATAGATGTCAGTAGTCCGTCAGCCTTAGGTGTATCAAAGGCAAACCCATAGTATCTAGTGCGTACCAACTCAATCTGTAGGTCATGCTCAGCACGTAAAGACTTCTTCCAATCAGCATCATAGATGTACTTTGAAAAATGATTATACAAAGCCTCAGTCGTATCCAAGTCACCGTACCAGTAGTCCACCATCTCCTGAGAAAACTCACCAAAGTTATGAAAGTCTCCCTTGTGTACACCAAGCCTACGTCCCCAAGCATCCAAGCTATGGGGTGACCTAGCACCAGAGGGTATTGATATACCGTAGTCAACGATACGAGATATAAGAAGAGTATCAATCACCTTAGTAGGATCAATGAGCCTAGGCTTAAGTAACCTATTTATTTCAGGCGCATCAAACTGTATGAAGTTATGTCCAACAAAATACTCAACTGATTGGTGCCACTTAATTGCCTCAGCCTTAGCGACAGGATCATCATGGCAGTTCTCAAACTTGTATACCTCACCTGTAGCTACGTCCTTACCACCACACAACCAAAGCTTATCACTACCTCTGACTGCATTAGTTTCGATGTCGCTTATCACAATCTTCATACTTGATATGATACCTCCGATAGTACCGTAGTGTCTGGGTCATAGTAGACGCTACCTGACCTACCTAAGTTAGCGAAGGGACGGTTCTTGTCAACTATGAAGTTAGTTGTGTTACGAATTATATCATCCTCTGATTCAGTGTCACGCTCAAGCTTAATACAAACGATAGCTTCCTCCTCCAGTGATGCAGCATACTTGGTACGCCCATCATCATTGACCTGAGAGATAAAGATAACACCAATGTTTAGTTCCTTAGCAAGCTGAGCCATACGTGCGCCCAACGTGGTCAGTGTACTGGTGGCTCCCTCAACACCCGCGTTAGATAGATAGGCTAGGCGTTGAACGTGGTCAATGAAGATGAACTCTGCACCATAGACTGTAACCGCAAGACGCACATAGTCTAGTAGCTGCATTGGATCATCATGTCCACGCATCTCAAATATAATAGTCTTATCATCCTGTGCTGCAATCTTAGCTGCAAGTATCACCTGATCCTCAGTCACGCCATTGTCGGCTGCATCCTCCTTAGTACGCACGTTAATACCTAGTTCGTAGGTAGCCATGGCGCGATAGGTAGTAGACTTCTGCTCCTCCATATGAAGCATGGCTAGCTTAGTGTTGTTCTTCAGCAGACCAACCTCAAAGTATCTAATCAGTTCTGTCTTACCCTGTCCACGCATAGCCTTGATGAACGTGAGGCCACCCTTGACTAGGCCACGTATCTTATCGTCAATACCTGTGTGACCAGTGGGTACATACTCATAGGGGTTCTCTGTAGAGATAGCCTTCTCTACCTCGTGGTCACCCACAAAGAAGTTGTCGGGGCTAAATCGTTGAGGCTTAAGACCTGACCACTTAAGATCATCCTGATCACCATTCATTATGAAGTCGTTTGCATCCTTGTGCTTAGTCATAGGCACATAGAAGAACTTCTCAGGAAACAAAGCATACAATCTTTCAGCCGCTGCCTTACCTGCTGGGTCTTGTTCACCTGCGTAGACAACCTCAGTGAAGCTGTTCATGTACTCAAAGTTCTGCTTGATAAACTTATCTGAGATAGATGCACTAGGTATGGCCTTAACTGGAAAGCTTTTGCCTAAGGCTTGGTAGAGACTAGCGGCATCAAACTCACCCTCAGTTATGTATAGTCTTTTGCTTGAGCCTGCGTTGAAGTCAGGCCCAAACAGTTCACGGGGTGTACCCTTCTCTTTTGTCCAAAACTTCTTCTCGTCATAGCCACGATACTTAACGTTGCTAGGGTACTTAAATGCGTACCTAACTGGATCACCTTCTGAATCAAGCTGAAGTTGAATGCCGTACAGTGTAGCCACGTCAGTGTCTAAGCCCCTTATCCCTGCGTTTGTAGCTGATACTACCTGTCGCTGTTGTACTGGTGGCTTACGCTTCTTAACTGGGTAGGTTTCTAAAGCCCAGTCCTTCATCTTCGCTGTACTTGGGTACGAACCCTTACAGGAGTGACAGCTACCATAGCCGCCTGTATTGTAGTTGAATGCATCCGAACTTTTGCATGCCTCGAAAGGGCATTCTTGTCCAGGAATGTCCACACCTTTATCCTTTGGTCTAATATCTGACATCATTACTACCGAACTCATACCGTGTTCCCCTCTGAGTTGTTGTTACTTGGCATCCTAGCCTCCTCTAACCTCTATCTTAAACAAGCCTTCACTCTGCTTCATAGCTGCCCACAAGTCAAGAAGCTGCTGAGAAGAGATAGCAATAAGATGGTGGTCATCAATTGATTCATCCCACTGCCTAAAGAAAACGCTGCCATCATCAGTGAAGTGCATCTCTACATCTTCAAACTCATCGTGTTGATCCAATGATGTGACAACTGTGGTGTCATACTCGTGTTCAACTGTGAACATAATGTCTCCTCAAAAAAGTAAAGTGACTATGAATGTGGTTGTAAAGACTCCAATAAAGAAACCCAACGCCGCACCCACAAGCCCTGCTATTTCTATCTTATTCATTTGCACAACCTCAATGCAAACCAAGATATAGGGAATAGCTCCTTCATACTGTTACATATATCATTAGCTACTAGTCTAGTCTCTAACTGTGTATCACCTGTACACCTCAGGTTGCACATGTCAGCGAAGGCATCGAGGCTACCTGACCAGTACCACTCAGTCATGGTGTTTTGTGGCAACACCATTCTTGCTTGCTCCTCGCAAACGCCCCTATCTAACATGCTTTCGTATAGCATAGCAACTATACGTTGTGTTGTAGCAATGTGTATATCTTGTTGATCTTCCAACGCTGGACCACTGCCTTGCTTCTTATCCTGTGCTTTGCTACGCCACTCATCAGGCTCATAGAACTCAGGGGCATTGCTCACGTATCTACGACTGATCTCATTCCAACGTAAGAACTTATGCTTGACTAGCTGACGTGCCACAAAGATAGGTGCCTTGATGTGGAAGGATGCGAAGCAGTGTCCAAAGGGTGAGGTATGTTTATGCTTGGCTAGGTAGTTGATTAGCTTCTCATCTTCATTAAGCATAAAGGTAGGCTCCTCCCACTCACGATCAAAGTCAGCAGCAATCTCAGCTTCATCACCATAATAGTACCTAGACTTTTTGCCAAAGGATACACGGGCTGCATTAACTACGGATAGATCACTACCCATGTGGTCTATGTATGTTGCTTCAATCATCTTTGATATCCTCCAACTCTATCCTTAAGCATGTTATCGTTTCAGTTGAATGATTGGACATAACTCTGGCACTGGTCAACTCTGCACCACACAAGACATCTGTCTCAAATGTATTAAGGTGGTGGTAGTTAACTCCTTGCTCAGGCAGTACTTGAAACCAAATAAGTAACCATACGTATTTCATTTTGTACCCCCCTTGTTCAAGTCTTCTATCTCTTTAGCCATGAGTATGAAACCTTCTGCCATACTGTTGTGCTTTTCTATCATGTCGTCAATGTCTTCTTCCAACTCATCTAAAAATCTGTCTGTCTTGTAGTTTTCAAACACTAGCATAGCTAACAAGACACCATAACCGATCATTGTTATATCAACTACTTCCATGTGTGTAACTCCTAATGATATGTAATATTATCTCTATCCTTCTGCCATTGGACGAACTCTTTTTCTTCGATACCATTGTAAATTAAAAAATCCTGGAGATCATATATCTGGTCAAACAAATCCTCAATTATTTCTGAGAATTTGTAGGGTTCATCCTTACTCATAGTAATACTCCAAGTATTTTATTAACGAAAGACATGTAAGCACTACGTAAAAAGAAATATTGCTGTCATTACTATGATGCTTGAGCCAGTAATTATTATTGCAACGACACTGACAAATGTTGCTAACTTTATTAATCTCATATCTATTTCCTACATACTTATAGTATACTAATGGTAGTACTGTTCGTACCCTATCTCATAATGGAGATGATATAAATACTATAAGTAAATACTTTAAGTATTCTTATAGTTAAGGATACGAACTAGTACGTCAAGGGGTAGGCTGCAAACTATCTTGATAATAAGTAAATGAATACAAAGATTGCAACGTTAATACCTACTGCTACTAATTCTAGTGCTATCATTCTATACCTCTACTTCCATGCTGGGCTACCATTTTCTTTATGCTCACCACAAATCCATTCTTCATGTAATAAATTTATCTCAACCAGTACTCTTGCTCTAGCAGCATAGTATTCCATTGTATCTACATCCGCGTAGTCAGGTTCGTCTTGGTCTGACATAATAATGTCTGAAAGTACTACCTCGCGCATGCATAATAATTCCTCAATGCTTATCTCTAACGATACTTTGTATGCCATGTTCCTAAAATCCTTTGGGTTCTATGTGGTGTATTGTGTCGTGAGGGAATTGATCCCGCACCCACTGCGTTAAATTTTCTTGATGGTCAGATACCTTAAGCTCGACCTCGTACCGCTTACCCTTGGGGCTAAGCATAACAACTCTGTATTCATTCATCAGAACTTCTCCGCTATCTTTGCAAAATCCAGGATTATGTTACGGCTGTTTGTGTGTGTCTCTCCTTCGATCATTCTGTTTTCCCATCCATCATTGATTGCGTATGTCCAACGAGCATCAGGCGCGGTGTGTAATACCCTTGTCTCGCCCAGTTTATTAACGACAGTGAATTTAAAACGTGGGTTACCCATACGGCTCTTGGTCAGTCGGCGCATGGTCTTAATGAAGTATCTCTCTTGGTCGCTCATAATTTTATCCTTCTTTACTGTATAATAAAATCTATTTGGTATCATGGTGGAACCACGCCCTGTCATCAGAAGCTAGCACCTTAGGAGCCCAGTATTTTGCAGCACCATCCTCACCCATCTGTAGTCTAAAGTTAAAGGTAGTGCTTACCATATGGCATAGCCGCCGCATATCCCTTAGGGCTGATAGTTCTACATCTAGACACTCAACGATGTTGTCTACATGACTGTCTATTGAGTTGTATAGTTCTAGTACCTGCATCAGGTCTGCTACTGATATTGTTAAGGTATCTGTTGGTTTGATTGGTGTTGTTTTAGATTTAGACATTGTTAGTATTCCCTCTAAAGGTTAAGTTAAGTTTTAATCCGCTTATCTGATGCCATCCCATTGGCATACAGACATGGGTTGTGTTGTCGTCTAAGCTTACCACCAGATCACCCACTGATATGCTTGTGTGTTTCATTAGATCATGCCTGTCTATCTCCCCAGACCCGTGACCATTACCCTCCGCAAATATGTACTCAAGTGTTGCACGGTTGGGCCTGTCGTACCCGATCATAAACATGGTGGGCCTGTATAGGTTATGGTCTACTGCATTTTGCACTGCTTCTTCTGCCGCACTACCGTCAGGCATAGTAAGCAAATCAAAGTATGCTTTCTTTTTTGTTGTTAGTGTCGTGCCATTCAATTCATCTTGAAAATCTTCGTCCAATGGCCGCTGATATATTAAATACGAATGCATTATATATATTCCTCTATGTTTCTTTCAATCCCATACTGCTCTGCGTATGCATCCGAATAGTCTACCAGTGTCAGGCCCATCGTTGCCTCACGAATGTAGCTGTCACCCATGTCATAGCTACCGTGTGTCATGTCTGTCTTAACTGCAACCATCCACTTAGCATACTTGTTCTTTGCTTCATTAGCTGGCACTTGGTATGCCTTCAGTACATGCATCTCTGTCTGCCCGAAGGGGCCATGACCTTTGAAGGTGGCATAAGGCAGCTGTACGCTGCGTGTCTTTCCCATTAAATTTTTAGCCATCACACTGTCTCCTCTATGAATGCAAACCCACCGCCATTACCTTCTTCATCTTGTGACAGTACAAGCTTATACTTTTGACCACCCGCACTGTTGGGTTGTTGGATCACGAAGACAGGCCAAGGGTTCATGTCGTCTTCTTCCTCCATATAAAAGTCTGTAATCTTACAGCCTAGTATCTGTCCAAAATGTTTTTGATATGCGTTACTCATTATACAAATTCCTTTGCTGTTTCTATTGTCCAAAGGTAGTCAATACCTTCACTTGTTTCGTCTACTTTGTTGGCGTCATGTATTGCTATGGCAAACCCACGGGGTGTGGCACTGCGTATATCTTTGGTTCGCTGTGACTTGCCGCCTAGCTTCAGATGTTGATTACTGTACCCATCAGGCTTATCTACTGCTACCTTTGTTGGCATCACGAACCCGACACCTGTCCACAAGCAAGTCTTTTTTGTGTAGGCATCTAAGGGTGCAATGTATTCGGGCCAGCGTGGATGCTCTGCCTCAGTGCAAGGGATGTACCCACCGTATTCGTAAGGGTGAAAAGAATAGTCGGGCTTGCGCCACTGCGTAGCTAGGACACTGACAGGGTTCTCTATAAAGTATGGTATGTCCATGCTGTTGAATAACTTAGCGCACCACATGGCATAGCTGACAGCCTCTGTCTGAAAGCTTGGGTTTACCTCTGCCTTACGCTTGAAGTGAGCCGCACCTGATACAGCCATGTCAGTACAAACGGGGAAGGCCATGCCAAATACAACAGGTGGGCCACCATCCATTCGACGTGTGTAGAAATCGTCATGTATTTGGTTCAAAGTATTATGATCATGTAGGTCAGCGTGGACGTACTCAATAGAACCTTCAGCATTAATCTGAGAATATCTAGTGGTTGTTTCATGTGGGTCATGCTGTATGTCATAGGCATAGCACTCGTATCCATCATCTGCCCAAGGCTTCAAAGCCTCACCTGTGAAGTCATATAGACTTATTACAATGCCTTTGGTCATGTTACTATTCCCCTCCAAATCTATGTAAGCATAATTGCATATGTGCATCTTCTTCGCCGAATTGTTTTTTGTATTCCTCTACGCATTCTTCTGCCATTTCATCAAGAAGATTTTCTATTTCGGCTGCATGCCTGTCAATCATACGCCCTAAATGCTCGCGCTCATACTGACCTGCACCACTTGACCTAACACCACTACTGATACCATCCAAATCAGCCTGCAGGAAGGCTATGCGTTTGCGTAGGAATACCACCCGTTCGCTTGGTTTATCTTGTTGTGTCATCTTATTGCCCTTTCACTTTTTATAAACAAACATGATATCAAAACCACTAGCACGAAGGCAAATATTAGGGCGCTCCAATGCATTCCAAAATCTCTGACTGAAAGCGTAGTTAGTGCCAGCAATACCCACGCGCAAACTACGCCCAACAATCCCATAATTCTACTAATCATTTTAATTCACTCCTTACCTGATCACACAATCAACATGAAACTTTGACACAACATCACCCGTATCAAGTAAACGGTTGGCTCTATTGCCTGCTACGTACTCGCACCAAGTATCCCACCAATATTCTGTGCCTTTGGTTTGCGTCATAACAATATACTCACATACTTTTTTGTATTTAGTTTCTGTTTTTAATTTGGCCCCAACTTTCACGGCGTTGGGTGACATGCCTAATCTAGTCAAGTTATGGCTATCAATACAGGCTACATCAAAGCCCAACATTTGCATTACAAAACTAGCTTTGACCATGCCTAGGTTTGGTACTTTCATTAAAAGCATAACCCCGTCCGCTATAGCTTCCACGTCACCCGTACCACGTTCCTTTATTGCCATGAGTTTACCCCACAAATATTCCTTGTGCTCTATTGTATAGGCTAAACCATCTGCCTTTTTACCCCATAAGAATTTTGACTTCAAACCATTGGCGGCAATGTCGTCAGCTTGTAAAGTACATGTTGATAAACCCGCTTGGATAGTTGTCAAAGTAAACCTAACGACATCAACCAAACCTTCAGGTGATTTAGCGGCATGGTCTGCTATTGCGTTACAATCTCTATTATACATTTTGTTTACTTCCTTTTGTGTTGTGTTGTTTCTTATTAGGATAGTGCTTTGACCCACTACCCAGATAAAAATCAATCAGGACAGCTGGCCCAAATTACGTTGCGAGCCTGATTTAATATTTTGTTGTCGTCTAAGGTAGCTACCAACATCGCCATAGGATGTTTTTTGGTATACTTAATTAAGTTAGTAGCATTTTTTAAAGACTGATCAGACTTAAATTTATTTAAAATCTTAAGCATTTTTTATTCCTTTTCATTGTTGTTGAATAATACTTAATCCAAATTTCAAGGATTACAAGTAAAATAATAGTCTTTTTACAGATTAATATTAAATAAAGAGATAATAACTATATAAATAAGGAAGATAATAACGAAAACAAATAAACAATTAAGGTACAAAATTGCATACATTAAAGGTTTAGACTTTTATAGGCAACGATAAGCAAACGACACAACACGCAATCAAGCGGCCTTACAATGGGTCTAAGCCCCAGCCATACCCAAGGCTATATAAGTAGTAGACCAGCCACCCCACCCCCTTAAAGTATACTTGCTAACATCTCAAACCAACACTCGCCCCAAAAACACACAGCCAAACGCATAATAGTTTAAGACTGAACTAATCCCCACAGATTATAGTTCAACATTAAACTACTTTTAGAATAAATAATTGAACGTTAAACTATCTGCTTATTTCGATGTTCACCTTTTGTTCCAGGGCTACAGGCGCTATTAAAAGTAGAGGGGCCACAGGGGCCATGGGGGGTGCGCTAGTACTATATACATGCACAGTGACAGCGGGGGGTATTTTAGACTTGTTAACCACAATGGGAAAAGTAGGTTAACAGTTAGTGTAGACTGAGGTAACGTAATGTTACAGTCTTTGTAACAATCCGTGAACAGATAGTAAGAACGTCATACCATTAAGAGAGAGTAAAACACCTAGACTACTAAAAGTATATATTTCTTTCGATGTAAAACAACTACTTATAAGATAATCTAAAGTATTTTGCATTGTACCCCTTGAAAAACGGCGGGTAATCTTATATAATACTTATAGTAGATACTAGAAGTACTACTTAAAGTAATACTTCTATTACTTATAATACTTATAATACTTATACTAACAGTAAGTACTTTAAGTATTACTAACAGTAACACTGTTACTCCTCCTTCTATACACAAAGACCTTTTTGTCGTTCTCTTTCGTTATATTTACAATAAAGATGTTGACAAGTTTGGTACTTTAAGTACAACTACGGACACAATGGTTTCATAATGACAAAGAATAAACGAGTTAAATATTATACATCAGAGAATGTTCTAGAAGAGTTCTATCTAGCTCTTGCATCAGGTGATGAAAAGTTCTTACGAAGAGTCCATATCCCTCACAGTTCTGTATTCTATGCTAGAGAAGCTTACTTTCAGGCCAGCGGCGAGTGGATAACCCTAGATCGTATGGAAAGGTCTTTGTACCTTGAAGGTATGTTGGCTTCAGGATCAGTTTTTAAACCAAAAGAGAAAAGAGATTGGGAATAATGACTAGTTTTGAAGAAGCAGACCTTTCAGGTAACGGTTCTATTGAAAAGCCTGAGTGGGAAGCACTAGTCTTAGACGACAAGCGTAGGAGAATAGAAGATGAAGACGCCCATAGGGACCAGACTAGGAAGATGGCTTGGTTTGCTTTATGGGGAATGTTGCTCTATCCTTTTGGAGTGGTACTCACAAGTTTACTTGGGCTTGATAATGCTTCGTCGATCATTGGTAGTATGGCTACTATCTATTTTGTGTCTGTGGCTGGCGTGGTATCTGTCTTTATGGGTGTAACTAATCTAGCTAAGAAGGTAGGTAAATGATACTAGGACAAATCTTTGGTGCAGTAGGTAACTTAGCTTCTACATACCTAGATGGTAAGGTAGCAGTACAGAAAGCTAACGCAGAGATTAAAGTTAAGCAGGCTACAGGCGAGATTGACTGGGATATTGAAGCAATCAAAGCTACCCAGAACTCGTGGAAAGACGAATGGATTACATTACTCTTTTCAATACCATTGATCCTAGCGTTCTGTGGTGATTGGGGTAATCAAATAGTACAAGCAGGCTTTACTGCTCTAGAGACAATGCCTACGTGGTATCAGTACTCACTAGGTGGAATTGTAAGTGCCAGCATTGGTATGCGATCTGTATCTAAATTCTTTGGAAAGAAGTAATGACAAAGTTAAGTGAAAGCTCAGAGTTTACAATACCGTTAAAGAACCTACTGGCTCTTATCGGTGCGACAGCTGTAAGTGTTTATGCATACTTTGGTATTGAAGGTAGGTTATCTTTTATTGAGCATGAGCAAGCAATGCTTACGATTGAAGTGGAAGAGAATGATACTTGGATTGATGAATGGAAACCACCAGCATCGGTAGAACAAAACATTCAAAGAGTAAGAGATATGGAACTTAAACTAAAAGAACTTGAACTTAAATTACAATTTTTGTTAGCAACACGAAGACAATAAGGAATTTTAAAATGGTCGATGTAACTAAAGAAGAAGCTGCTGCCATAGCAAGTGGTAATAGAGAAGCACAGAGAGAAGCTAACTCTTTAAAGCGAGAAGAACGTCAACAGACTGCAAGAAAAATTGACGAGACAATAGTTAAAATAATTAAAGCTAACGCTGGTGCTTCAAGGCCAGCAACTCAACGTGGTACACCTAAGTCTTCTGCACCTAAGTCTTCTCTACGGCCTAAGAAGAATCCATACAGATGAGTTTTAACTTAAGTTCACGTAGCCTCGCTAAGTTAGAAGGTGTTGACCCTGACCTAGTAGAAGTAGTTAAACGTGCTATTGAATTAACTAAAATAGATTTTGGTGTGATCTACGGAATGAGAACACAGGAAGAGCAAGAAAAACTTTTTGCTGCTGGTAAGTCTCAGACCTTAAAGTCTAAGCACCTCGTTGGTCGGGCAGTTGACCTGATGGCCTATGTCGATGGCAAGGGCTGCTGGGAACTGAATGTCTATGATGATCTCTGTGATGCAATGAAGTCTGCAGCAGAAGAACTAGGCGTTGCTATCAAGTGGGGAGCCGCATGGTCAGAGGGAGACATTCGTACTTATACTGGCACAGCAGAAGACGCCATGATGAAGTACATTGATCTTCGTCGTAGCCAGAGCCGCAGACCCTTCATTGACGGTCCCCATTTTGAGTTAATGTAATGGCTATTGAATACAGAGGTGAAACATTTGCAGGTTACAACAAACCCAAGCGTACACCTAAACACCCAACAAAATCCCATGTCGTCCTCGCTAAAGAAGGTGACACCATTAAGCTCATCAGGTTCGGTGAGCAGGGAGCAAGTACGGCAGGTAAACCAAAACCAGGTGAATCTGACCGCATGAAGAAAAAACGTGCATCCTTTAAAGCAAGACACGGTAAAAATATAAAAAAAGGTAAACTCAGCGCAGCCTACTGGGCTGATAAAGTCAAATGGTAAACATATAGGAATCTAATAATATGGCAACTACTACATTCACACAAGGCATTGAGCAGTATCAGACAGACATTACGTTTGGTGATGGCATTGATGTATCAGGAACTACTACACTTGGTAGCTCTGTAAACAGTCTCTTCGTAAAGCACGTAGCTCACGTTACTGGTGTAACAGTAAACTCAACTGCAGGTGACTCTCCAGCTATTGGTATATTTGTACAGCCAGCAGGTACAGTTATCACTGACATTAAAATCTTTTGTGTAACTGCGCCAGTTATTGGAAGTGGTGACATTGGTTACGAAGTTGGTACATCTTCTTCAGGCGCACAGATCGTTGCTACTCAGGCTGATGAAATCTTAGACGCTGGTACAACGGTTGTTGTAGGTAACGTAACAGTTACTGCGTTAATTCTTCAGACTCAAGATGCCACAACTGCACCAGTTTCTGTTCAATACGCAGCAGCAGCACGTAACATCTTCTGTAACATCACTAACACAGAAAATGCTACTACAGCAGGTTCATTTACCTTTGTTATTGAATACGTACAGGTAGCATAATGGTTGATCAAGCTGCATTGGTAGGAGAAAACTTAGGGTGGGCTGTAGAAACTGCAGTTACCCTAGGTAACACAGCTACTACACACGTAGTTTGCACTGACGCTAAGATGGTGCTTATTGAAACAAGTCATGATTTAGACATTGGTTTTGCAACAGCGGAGGCTGACGTTACTGATAATGATATTATGCTTCCAGCTGGTGTGCATACACTTGTAGTACCTAAAGCTATAGGCAACGCTACTATTTTAAACTATAGACGTGGTAGTGGTTCAAGTACATTAGTACGTGTAGTCTTATCGTAAATATAGCTTAGTAAAGGAAACTGTAATGGCTAAAGAAACACTACGAAAATATTTAAATAGAATGTTAAAAAGTAAAGGTACTACTGCATCTGAAGAAATGAAGAAAGCTTCTAAGTATACCTCTATCTCTGCTGCTAAGAAAGCAGGCTCTCTTTACTATACAGATAAAAATGGTAAGGTTATGGCTGCTGTATTTGGAAGTGATTTGAAAGAAAGAATTAAAGGTGTTAAACCACCTTCTCCAATTACAGTGACTTTCTTAGATGGGCCAAAAGGTGGACGTGGAGATGGAATTAAAGAAACTGTTAAAAGATATACAGATACAGATTCTCCAGCGTCTATGTTTGAAAAAGATGGTAAAACAATAAAACCTGGTCCTGGCCCTTATAGGGAGTCTGCTCGTAAAAAATTAGGTCAAGCAGGAATGAAAAAAGGTGGTGTTGTTAAGAAAAATAAACCTAGTGGTTATGCCAAAGGTGGTATGCCTATGGTTATGAAGGACGGAAAGAAGATACCAGCATACGCTGCTGATGGTATTGGCAAAATGAATAAAGGTGGTATGATGAAAAAACCAACAACTAAAATGATGGCAGGTGGTATGGCCAAAAAGAAACCAGCAGCAAAAATGATGGCTGGTGGTATGGCTAAAAAGAAGCCTGCAGCTAAGATGATGGGTGGCGGCATGGCTAAGAAGTCTAGCGGTTACATGTATGGCGGTATGGCTAAGAAGCCTGCAGCTAAAAAGAAATAAATTAAACATAACAAGGTAGGAGCCAGCCGTGGCAATAAGTAAAAAATCTACAGTTAATGCGGCTGGTAACTATACTAAGCCTACTATGCGAAAGAAACTAGTAAGTACTGTTAAGGCTGGCACTAAAGGTGGTAAGTCGGGTCAGTGGTCTGCTAGAAAAGCTCAATTAGTAGCTAGTAAGTACAAAGCCAAAGGTGGAGGATATACATCATGAAAGGCGTAAAGCACTACAAGAAAAATGGTACAGTTCATACTGGCATTAAGCACAAAATGAAAGATGGTACCATGCATACTGGGAAGGTTCACAGTAAAACAAGTGTGGAGTTATTTCACTATAAAGATTTAAGCAAAGTAGCAAAGGCTAAAGCAGATGGCGCTAGCAAAAAGTCAAAAAAGTCTTAAGTCTTGGACAAAACAAAAGTGGACTACTAAAAGCGGTAAGCCTTCAACACAAGGGCCTAAAGCTACAGG